ATACACAGAGAGTGCAGTTGCAAATCAGTTGATTAACTTCAAAGTGAATACATCACGTATCGAGCGCAACAACGGCGGTCGGTCTTTTGCTCGTTCTGTAAGAGAGAAAGTAAAAGGAAAATGTGCAACTGCTATTTCCGACTTCTTTCAAAGCACCAGTAAAGAAGCGAGAATCTATTCCAACAGCCATTGGATTGAACAATATGTACGAATGCCTAGTGACTGGAGAACAAGATTTCCTGATTACTATAAGGCGATGACTACTTATCAGAAAGAAGGAAAGAACAAACATGATGATGCTCCAGATGCTACAACAGGCATCGCCGAAACAATGAACACGAACACAACAGAAAAAATAGATGTCATGAAGACAATTGATACATTCAAAAAACTAGGATTGTAGAGGTGATACAGTGGAACAGAATATTCAGCTTTTAAGTGGCAAGCGATTTGATGAGGAAGCGAATCTTGTTTATAAAGTCCCGGTTAATCAATTACCGAAAAGAGAGATGCTAAATCAGCGTACTAACGAAGTTGAACAGGTGATCGACTTTGAACATAAAGACGTTTGGAAGATGATTGTTGAGTTCATCAAACACCATCGAGCCAAGCAGGTGCCAAGGTTGCAGGAACTGAAACGCTATATGTTAGGAGACAACAACATCAATTATCGTCCGAACAAACCAGAAGGCAGATCGGACAATCGTATAGCAAGTGGCTTTGCAGATTTTATCGTCTCATTTAAGTTAGGTGTATTGTTAGGGAACCCATTGAAATACAGTGGGGATCAGGCGATTGCAGAAAAAATCAACACATTTGCTAGTCAATCGAACGAAGACTACCACAATCAGTTGGTGGGTCGAGATATGATTGGATTAGGTAAAGCGTATGAATGGATTGGCCGCGATGAATACGGTAAGGAAACACTAGCTAAGTTTGACGCAGAACAAACATTCGTAATCTATGACAACACCAAAGATCGCAACTCATTATGCGCTGTCCATTACTACAAAGAACAGTTCCTAGATAAGTCATGGACGCGAATAGAACTATATACAAACAGTGGGTTCAATTATTATTTGATTGCCAAAGATGATGACTTAGAAAATGCCACTATTGAAGATGGCGGAATTGCTGAGAGTTACTTTGATTCGGTTCAGGTTAATGAATGGATCAACAACGAAGAACGTTTGAGCGACTTTGAGCGTGTACTTGATTCCATAGATGCCTATGATCTTTCTCGCTCTGAGATGGCCAACTTCCAACAAGATTCATCAGAAGCTTACTTGGTGATTAAAGGAAACCCTGATACTGCAGATGATGAACAAGGTGAGAACAGCAAGTTAGATGTACTCCAAGCTATGATGCGAGCGAGAATGCTTGTTTTAGGCGATAAGAAGATATATGACGGTAATGTAGCAGGCGCTGAACCTGATGCGTATTATCTAAAGAAAGAGTATGACGTTGCCGGAATGGAAGCTAACGATAGTCGTACGGTTGCAGATATCCTTCGCTTCACATCTCTTATTGACTTTACAGATGAGAACATAGGGTCCAACCAGTCAGGCATCGGATTCCGTTTCAAGGGTTGGGGGTCAGACAACGATCGCAAGAATAAAGAGCGTATGGTCAAGAAAGCTATTATGCGCCGTCTACGATTGCTCACTCACTCATGGAGCATCAAAGATGAATTGAATAAACCTCAAGGCTTGATTGATACAGTCAAAGCCTTTTTTGTTTCTGATGAACAGCAACAAGAGCAACTATACAACAAAGTGAACGAAATCCAAATTCAATTTACACCGAATGTTCCGCAATCAGATGAAGAAATCATGAAAGTTATTGCAGGAATGGTTGGCATCGTATCAGATCAAACGTTGTGCGAAATGGCTGAACGATTGACTGGTGTTCCGTTTGAAGAAGAACTGAAACGATTGAAGGAACAAGCTGGTTCTGGTGTGTTTGATAGTGATAAAGAAACTGATGCGGAGGTTGAAGAAGATGAATCTCAAAGAACAGATGATGAATGAGTACCAAAAAGAAGATATTGAAAAGCTTAAAGAAGATACTGAAACACTTAAAGAGGCTATCGCTGCAACGATGAAAATTGGAAAAACTGAGATGCATTATAGAGCAGATCAAATCAGTGATGAGATTCGAAAAGAATTTCAAGAGGGTGGTTTTACTGTTGAAGACTATTCCGATGTACACTCAGAAAAAGCGGGTTTAAAGCTAGTTAGATTTGCTTGGTAAGGAGTGATTAAGTGAAATCACAAGATTACTTCATTAAGCGTGAAAAAGCTTGGCAAGAACAGCAGATTAAAGATGATAAGAAACGTATGAACGAGATTAAGAAACGCCTACAATACGCTCAGGATGCGATACAGAAAGAGATAGACGCACAGTGGGGCAGTTTTTCCAATGGACAGAAAATCACTCGTAGCGAAGCGATGAAGCGAGCTAACGAAATGGATGTAAAAGCATTTGCTCGAAAGGCTAAGAAGTATGTTAAAGAAAAAGACTTCTCTCCGACAGCAAACAAGGAATTAAAGCTATACAATCTTACGATGCGTGTTAATCGATTGGAATTACTAAAGGCGAATATCGGACTTGAACTGATTGCTATGTTCAACGATATGGATAAGTATTTCTCAGGAGAGCTTACTAGCGCTGGCTTGAAAGAATTGCAACGTCAAGCGGGCATCTTAGAAATGACGATCGCTAAAAGCGGTTATGCCAAATTAGTGGAGCAAGTGATAGACAGCTCGTTTCGAGCGGATGGATTCGCAACGTTTAGCGAACGGCTTTGGATGTACCAAGCAGAATTGAAAGCAGATTTGGATAAGTTGCTCGTACGTAGCGTGACGATGGGGCGCAACCCTAAACAGTTGGCATCTGAATTATCGAGATTCCTTACCGAGAAAGGCAGAGAGAACACTCGCTTCAATACTGAGCGCTTAATGGTTACAGAAACGACTAGGGTGCAGATTGGCATCCAAGAGCAAAGTTATCGTGATGCTGATATTACAAAGTACACATTCATTTCTGAGCCATCAGCTTGTCGGTTGTGCTTGCCGCTGAATGGAAAAGTATTTGATGTTGATGACATGGAACCAGGAACAAATGCGCCAAACATGCATCCGTTCTGTCGTTGCTCAACCGCACCATATGTTGATCGTGATACTTTTGAGAAGTCGCTTAAAGAAAGAGGGTTATAGAATGTCTGAGCAAACGTTTTTATGTAATCAATGTGGAAATCAGACGCCGTTGGTGCGGAAATTTGATAATTTACCAGACAATCTTGAACACCATTACGCTGAGTGTCAGTCATGCGGCTATCGCTCAACCATCTTTTATACCAATCCTGAAATCAAAGCTTTAATGTATGAGCAGAAAAAGACAGCTTTTTTTACGAAGAATAAAGAACGATTAACCAATGAGATCAAAAAGCTTGTGGATGAATTAAGAGATAAAGTTGAAGCAGAGGAGGGTAAAAATGCCGAAACTAAATGAAGTCAAAATCGATAATGGTTTATATATAGATGGCACTAGAATTAACGGCATTACCGATGTTGCGATCAATTCCAATGTAGATAACTTTTCAGAGGTAACGATCAAGCTTTTCTGCAAAGTTGATGGACTAGATAACATTGTTGATCCAAACCCTTACACGTTCAGAGCACAAGAGCCAAAGAGACCTTACAAGCCAAGTAGAAAGTATAGGAGCCGATAAAAATGGAAAGTAATAGTATTACACTAAAAATTAAGTTTAAGATTCCGTTTTATTGGTACCTGTTGAAAGTTAAGTTTCAAGCTATGTTCAACAATGAACTGGCGCAAGATACACTTGAATGGTTCATGAGTGATTTCGAAGAAAACCAGAACAAATATATCAAAGTTAACCAAAGTCGCTAGCCCATTTGCTAACGGCTTTTTATTATGACCGAGAGGTGATTATATATGCTGGGAGATTTTAGACAATTTCTATTCAGAAATATCAGGCAGCATTTATTGTGTAAGCATGATTATAAGTACGCATACCGAAGGGACTTGCAAGGCGGGTTTTATGAAGAGTGCGTTAAGTGCAAAAAACTAAAGTGATCTAATGGTCGCTTTTTATTTTGTCCAAGCATTGACGACTTTAAAAGCTATGGAAAGTGCAAGCATTTATCCACGTTAAAAGATATGGAAGGAGAAACAAATATGGAAGTCAAAAAATTATTACCAATGAACTTGCAATTCTTTGCAGAAGACGGTGCAGCTGATGTTACTCCGGATAATACATCAGATAACAACGCAGACAACAAAGAAAAGAATAGTTCAGACCAGACAGAAGCGGATAAAAAGTATAGTGACGCTGATGTCGACAAGATTATTGCAGCAAAGTTTGCTAAATGGGAAGCCAAGCAACAACAAGAAAAAGACGAAGCTGCCAAACTTGCCGAAATGGACGATAAAGAGAAAGCAGATTACGAGAAACAGCAACTTGAAGCAAAACTAGCTGAGTTCCAACGTAAAGAAGTGCTATCCAAGATGTCCGAACAAGCAAGTGAAATGCTGTCTGAGAAAGGCGCTACGCCTACGAAAGAAATGTTGCGACTGATCGTGTCAGAGGATGCTGAAACAACGTCAAACAACGTTAAAACGTATTTAGCATCTGTTGAAGCTGAACGTGAAGCAATCAAAGCGGAATTCGAAAAACGACTTGGTGGACGCATTCCCTTGGATGGCGATTCTGGTAATGGCGCTCAAGGCGACTACGGAAAGCAATTAGCAAAGAAAGCAGCAGTCGCAACACCCAAACAAACATATTTTAAAAATTAGGAGGAACTAACAAATGGAAAAACGAATTTTTGGTTCAAAAAATCAAATTTTAGCTGATGTAAGCAACTACAAGAGCTTATCAGTAGTAGTTGGAGCAACAGGTGTAACAGCAACAAACGGACAGGGTAAAAAGTATATCCCAGCTGGTACGCCAGTAGGCGGTGGCGACCCATTCGCTAACGAACAAGCAGTTGTGACGGTAACCAACACCGCAGAAGCAGCTGAAGGCACTAAAGGCGTGCTATTGCATGACGTCGTATTCGATGTAGACGCTACAACTGCCAACGGTACATTACTATACTTCGGTACGGTCAATGAATTCCGTTTAGAAGATACTTTAACAATTGTTGATGAAGCAAAAGCAGCGTTGGATGGCAAAGTTTACTTTGTTAAACGCAACAAATAAGGGGGAACCGAAGAATGAAAGTGAAAATCCACAAAGAAACATTGATGAAAATGAATTTACAGTACTTTGCAGCGCTTAACATCTTTGATCTAGTTCAGGCGCCAAACATTGCCACTTATTGGGCAGAACGAGTAAATGAGCAACAACCATACCTTGGTGAAGAGTTGTTCCCTGCTGATAAACAACTAGGCATGAAGTTGTCTTGGTTGAAAGGTAAGACTGGCTCTCCAGTAGCGTTGCGTCCTTCTGGATTAGATGCTGATGTTATTCCACGTGGACGTGCCGGATTTGAAGAATTGA